CGGTAAAAGATGCTAGAAAAAATGTAGAAAAAACAATTAACGCTGTTAGAAATACATCATTTACAATGAACGGACAAGAATTTACAAAACTACAAGACCAAGTAAACAGATTACAAACAGAACTAGCTTCTACACCACCAACAGACCCGGTTAGAATAGCAAGATTAGGTCTTGAATTAACAAATGTATTTAGAAGTTTTATAACATTAGATTTTTTAAATAAAGATATCGTAACGATAGAACAGAAAAAGTAGGAGTAAAAATGAAATCGAATAAATTAGTATCATTGATAAAAGAAGTTGTCAAACAAGAGGTTAAAAAACAGATAACCGATATACTTATTAATGAAACAAATATTCCCAAAGCAAAACCAGTAATTAAGAAAAAAGTTAAGCAACAAAAGTTCACAGATAACCCAACACTTAACAAAATTCTAAACGAAACTGCACAAAGTCCAAAAGATATGGAAGAATACCCAACATTTGGCGGGGGAACTTTTGACTCAAGTCGTATGACCGAAATGTTAGGATACGGCAGTGGTTTAGGGAATAAAGAAGTTAAACGAGAAGTAGCGGCCGCAAGCACTTTACAAAGTGCCGGTATGACACCAGACACAGCACCAGAGCACTTAACAAACGCACTGACAAGAGATTATTCTGGTTTAATGAAAGCTATTGATAAGAAAAAAGGTAAATAATGGCAAGTGCAAGAGAAAACGATTTAAACCCAGATATTTTTATAGGGTTAAAACTTCCTTTCAACAGAGATAAATCAGGTTTGTTTGGTAGAACACAAACAACATTGGAACAAGCAGGTTCTAATATAAAAAACCTTTTATTAACTGCTAAAGGTGAACGAGTTATGCAACCTAACTTCGGCTCTCGTTTAAGAGAATTATTATTTGAACAATATACAGAAGATTTATCATCAAGAATACAAGAAGAAATACAAGAAGCAATATCTACTTGGTTACCTTACATAAATATTGCTAGTGTAAATATAATTCAATCAGATGAAGACCCAAACACAACAAGTGTTGATATTGACTTTTCATTGAATTATGAACCAGACAAATTTGAAAGTATCACTTTAAATTTAGGTGGAGATTCAGAATCAACAAGCACTTCTGGTGGTGGAGGATATTAGGAGTAAACAATGGCATACGGAACATCAGCTAACAACAAAAACAAAGAAGTAAGATATTTAAACAAAGACTTCTCTCAATTTAGAAATAATTTGATTGAGTTTTCAAAACAATATTTTCCAAACACATATCAAGATTTTAACGAATCATCACCTGGTATGATGTTTATTGAAATGGCATCTTATGTAGGTGATGTTATGTCATATTATGTTGATTCACAATTCAAAGAATCTTTATTAGGGTATTCAGAAGAATTAAGAACTTTATATTCAATGGCTCAATCATTTGGATATAAACCAAGATTATCTGCACCTTCAACAACAACATTAGAAATATTCCAATTAGTTCCTTCAACAGGAACCGGTAATAATGTAGCACCAGATTATAATTATGCATTAAATATTAAAGCCGGAACAAGAGTAGAGACAGCAGACGGAGTGGTGTTTAGAACAATTGAAGATTGTGATATGAGATACACATCAGAAAGGTCAAAAAGAGAAGCGGAAATATTTGAAAGAGATTCTGCAACAGACACACCAACATTTTGGTTTTTGAAAAAAAATGTAAGAGCACAAAGTGGTAATATAACTAGTGAAGATTTTACATTTGGTGGAGCAAAAAAATATGATAAACTTTTATTATCTAATTCAAATGTAATTGAAATTATAAGTTGTGTTGATTCAGACGGAAATACTTGGTCAGAAGTTGATTCGTTAGCACAAGATACTATTTTTGACGAAGTAGAAAACAATTCAAATAATGACCCACTATACTCAACATATTCTGATTCAGTTCCTTATATGTTAAGATTAAAAAGAGTTTCTAGAAGATTTGTAGCTCACAAAAGACCAGATTCAAAAACAGAACTAAGATTTGGAGCTGGTATTTCAGATAATGCTGATGAAGAAATAATTCCAAATCCAGATAATGTAGGTTCAAACCTACCTGGTAATCCAACAAAATTATTTGAATCATTTGACCCAAGTAATTTTTTAAAGACAAACACTTACGGACAAGCACCTTCCAATACAACATTAACAATAACTTATCAATTTGGTGGTGGAGCACAAGACAATGTAGCGGCTGGTAGAATTAATAAAATAACCGGTATTACATTTGAAATTGATGAAACAAATTTGGTATCTTCAACTACGAGTTTTGTAAAAACATCAGTAAGAGCTTCCAATATTGAAGCGTCAAGTGGTGGTATGGGTGCAGAAAGTGTGGAAGAACTAAGAGAAAATATAAAAGCATTTTTCCAAGCACAAAATCGTGCTGTCACAAAAGATGATTACATTGTTAGAACATATGCATTACCTGACAAATATGGAAACATAGCTAAAGCTTATATTGTTCAAGATGATGTATTATCTGAAAACGAAGAACAAGAACCACAACCAAATCCACTAGCACTAAATTTATATATTTTAGGATTAGACACAAATAAACATTTACAAAATGTTAATGATGCAGTAAAAGAAAATTTAAAAGTTTATTTATCAAGATTTAGAACCGTAACAGACGCAGTAAATATAAAAAATGCTTTTGTAATTAACATTGGTGTTGATTGTAATATAACTACAAGAGGTGGTTATGACCAAGAATTAGTTATGGCTAATGTTAATGAAAGAATTAAACAATTTTTTAACATTGATAGATGGCAAATAAATCAACCAATCGTATTATCAGAATTACAAACAGCAATAATTAATGATGTTGAAGGAGTATTATCAGTAAATAATATTACTATAACCAATGATGATACTTATTCATCAGCGGCTGGTTATAGTGGTAATAGATATAACATAGGTTCGGCAACAATAGATGGAATAGTTTATCCAGCTAAAGACCCAAGTATATTTGAGGTTAAATTTCCGAACACAGACATAACAACAGCGGTTGACGCAGGAGAAGGATAATGCATTTATTTGAATTTGCAGAAAAAGACGCAACACTTTACGAGGGTAGTGCTACTCAAAGTAGAAATACAGGTTTAGATGAAATATTAGAAGTTCGCAAAGATATGAACGCAGATGGTTCAGTCGTAAATGTATCTAGAGCACTTATAAAATTTAACCTAACCAATATATCAGAATCAATTGTGGCAGGAACTATTCCTGAAAACGCAAGATACTATTTAAATCTATTTGATGCTAACTCAAAAGAATTAACAACAAGTCAATCATTATTTGCTTACCCAGTTAGTCAGTCTTGGGTTCAAGGTGATGGTAGATTCTTTGACCAACCAGCAACTACTGATGGTTGTTCTTGGAGATATCGTGACGGAGAAACAACCGGAACACAATGGATTAGTGGTTCAAATAATACTGGTGGAACTTGGTTTAATCAATATGAAGCATCCCAATCATTTAATCACGAGACAACTGATATGAGAATGGATGTAACTGATATTATTAAACTTCAGTTAAGTGGTTCTATTGCTAATGAAGGATTTATCGTAAAACGCTCAGGTAGTATTGGTAATACTTCATCATCATTAGATGAGGGAAGCACAGAAAGACTTGGACATTTTGCATTCTTTTCACGAGATACACATACAATTTATCCACCAAAGTTAGAAGTAGAATATGATGATTCATCTTTTAACACAGGTTCATTATCTACATTAAGTTCAGATGATATTGATGAAGTTATGATTTATATGAAAGGTCTAAGACCAGAATATAAAGAAAAATCAAAAGTTAAATTTAGAGTATATGGTCGTGAAAGATTTCCAACAAGAACTTATTCAACAAGTTCTCAAAATCTAACGGTAAAATTTATTCCAAGTCAAAGTCAGTATTCAGTTAGAGATGCTTTGACAGAAGATGTTATTATTCCATTTTCAACAGGTTCTTATTTAAGTTGTGACGGAACAGGAAACTTTTTCAGATTAGATTTAAATGCGTTTCAACCAGAAAGACACTATCGTTTTCTTTACAAAGTAGTTAGTGGTAGTGGAAACACAAGAACGGAACACATTATAGACAATGACCATATATTTAAAATAACGAGGTAAACTAATGCCTTTCACGGAACAAGAATTACAAAACTATCAGTTTTATCTACAATTAAAAGAAGAACGAGATAAAAAATATCAAGACTTTTATGAGGAAGCCATATCTGAATCAGATTCCACTACAAGAAATCATTTATTAGTAAAAGATACCAATACATTGTATAGTTTTGAAGATATTGATGAAGAAAGAAGAAAAGAAGCACCATTTGGTAGAATTGGTTTAGATGATGAAAATCATTATGTTTACAAAGTAAATCAATATCCTACTTTTGTAAAAAATGAAAAATTTGAAGCAACTATTGATTCAGAAATAAATAGTTTAATTCCATTAGCACCAAGTTTACCAACAGCAAGACTACACAAACAACCAGATGATAATGTTTTATCACCAAAGAAAAACGGAGTGGGTTTTACAATATTAGGGCCTTCAAGGGAATTACCTAATGTTAGAACAAACGGATACACAATTGATTTAGTTAATGGTGATGTTATTGGAGCTTCTAATTGGAATACTAATGAGGGTTTTGGTTTAAATCTATATTTTCTAGAGGAAAATCGTAAAAGAAGATTTCCATCAATGAAAGTTTTTAAATCTTATGTTGGAACTTTAATAACTAGACAATACGAACAAGAAATCATAATTATCAATGAAGATGATTTAGACCTTATACTAAATGGAAAACCAATGCAATTTAATGTAGGTTAAAAATATGTCAAAACAATTATCAAGATTAAAACCAAACGATTACGACATTCTATTTGAAGGTAGTCATAAAATACCTGGTAAAATAACAGGAGTGGATTCACCTGAATTTGGTAATTCAGGAGCAGACTATATTGAAATGGTTATATCAACAACAACAGGAGTTTTTTTAGATTCATTTGTTATAGCTAGAGGTCAAGAATGTCAAGGATATAAAAAAGATGACGATACATTCAGGATAAATCCTGGTTTGTTTTTAAGAGAAAAAGGATATTTTTCTGGTGAATACAATATTGAATTTAATTTTTTAAGAGAGGTAGCCGGTTCTGAACAAGGTATATTGGTTGACAACAAAAACATAATATATAACGGAACAAGATTTGTTAATGATGACGGACTAATTTATAAAGGTGGAGAAGCAAACCCAGATGAATTAGAAACAGATGAATTTTTATTAAGAGAATTTGACAACAAATATTTTATTGAAGAAATATCAGCAGACAGAACAGAATTAAGATTAGGAACATTACCGATAAATAGTTTGGTATATCAACAAGAATTTAAAGGTTTAGGTTCAGACAATGTAGTTTTAACTTATGATAATGATTTAAATGATACTGGTCAAAATAAATTTCAAATCCCAACATTGGCTTCAAATTCATTACCGGAAAATATCATTGGTGGTAAATTATCCATTAGTGATGCTTTTAGAATACCTGGATTAAACTTTACCAACGATACATTTAATGCATTAACCGGTATCAACGCCGACACTCCTTATGAAAATGGTGTTGCTGGATTACACACTTATGGTATGTCTTTAAGAAATGTTTCAGAAGCTGTTAGAAATGGATTAAAACGACCTAATTGGGATAATAACGAAAGACATAGTGCAGTTTATGGTGGTGATAATGATTTTTATAAAGGTGTAATAACTAATAATTTCTTTGGTAATAGTGATAATGGTAATGCATTACCATCAGCTAAAGGTAGGACTCGTAATGGTTATGACCGAACCGAGATTCTACAACTAGTAGAAAATAACGATAGAGAAGGTATAAGAAATCTTTTATTTCGTGATATAGGAACTGGAACAAATGAAAATTATAGTTTTATTGGTATGGCTGAGTCTTTTATAGCAGGAAAACAAGCTAACCCTGACGACCAATGGTATGACGGAGCGGCAACTATCGGTTGGACTTCATATCGTAATCTTGGGTTTCCATTATGGATTCGTTGTAATGATTCAGAAATAGTAAAATTTAAAAATCAAGATGGTATTGAAAGTTATTTCACAATTAAAGTTAGTGGTAGAGCAACCACAACTGATGCATCACAACAATTAAGAGATTATGAACCTGTAGAATATACAGTTGACTTTGAAGGAGAAAATTCATTTTTTATAATTCCAAGACATCCAAATTATAAAAGTAAAAATAAAGTAGGTGGTAATAATCAAGATGATATTCAAGGTGCAGTATTTGATATAGATATGGATTTCACAATTAAATTTGGAAATGTGGAAAGAACATTTTCATTTTCTAAACCATCAGTATTTAATGTAGTTCCTGATGATAACAATAACAAAGCTAGAGAACATATAGAAGGTGGGTTTTTATAATGAGTAATTTTAATTTTGAATACGGCCCTAAATGGATAGAGGAAAATGGTTTATACACCTTTGTTGTTAGTAATACTGAAAAATCACCAGTAATTGAAGTAAAATCAGATTTTAGTTTTTTACCTGATAGTGCATACAATCCAAGTTTTAAAACAATTAAATTCACCATAACAAATGATGACAACGGAACAACACTAAATCAATTTACAATTAGTGGTAAAAATAAAATACAATTTAATTTAAATGAATCTAATGTCGGTGATTATAGGATTCAAGCAAATATCACTTATCAATTTTATATTCAAGGTGAGGACAGACCAGATACCCAAACCGCTTTATTAGAAAGTTCTTTTAAAGTAGAAAGTGAGACAACAGAAACAGGTGGTGGTAGTGGTAATGGTGGTAATGGTAATGGTGGTAGTGGTAATGAAGTTCAACCATTTACACTTCCATTCAACACAATCATTACCGGTGTTGATAAAGATTTGAATATAATTACTACCAAAGATGATAACGAAATCAGTAATTTAGAACTACCAGATATACTAAACATTGAAAAAGTAGAAAAAACAAAAAATTATGCAATATCATATAGTGCAGTAGATTATAAAAATTTAAATGTATTGTTAAATTCTAATGGTATAAAAACTATCATAACCAATACAGACATTGATGTTGAAAATACACCAATAGACCCTTATTCAGTAGTATTGAAATTATATGAACCATTACCAACAAATACTTTTGTAAAAGATAAAGTTAATGTTGTTAAAGAAATGGCAGAACCTATTCGTGAAACTATACGACTAGCACCATTTAACGATGCGGATTTAGGAGATAGATTCCTATATGAAGCAGACGATACATCAATAGACTATATAAATAATTTAAGAACAAGTAATCAAAGTCAAAATGATTTATTTACTTCTGAAAATTATATTTCTAGTTCTTTGTTTGACGCCGTTTTAAGTGGTAGTGTTTCTGCTAATGTAAATGTTGATTATAATGATTATGGTAATTTTTCTATATTTGGTTCGGTAGAAAAAAGATTACAAAACTTTAGAACTAAATTATTAGATTATGAATTTTATTCTAAAGAAAGTGGTTCACTAGCCGCACAAACAGCTAGTGCAGTGTTTAAATCTGAAATCGTTAGAAATGAAGAATTTAAGAAAAACATTACAAACAATTTTGACCATTATGAAAAGTATTTATTTTATGAAAGTTCATCTTATGCAAGTTCTTCATTTGGACAAGAATTTGATACAAGTTGGCCAAAAGAAAACTCAACAAAACCACATAATGTGTTGAGTGTATCTTCATCAGCGGCTACAACTTGGTATAACAACAACACAACTTCTGCATCTTTATACGACAAAAACAATCCAAATCGTTTAGTGAACTTAATTCCAGAACACATCAAAAGAGATTCTGAAAATCAACCATTTTTAGATTTCTTGGATATGGTTGGACACTATTATGATAACATTTGGATTTATGTAAAAGCAATGACAGATACATATGATAGACGAGAAGATTTGACAGAGGGTTTATCAAGAGATTTAGTATGGACGGTTTCAAATGCTTTTGGTTGGAAACAACCATCAGGAACTGAAATCACAGAACTACATAGATTATTATTAGGACAATATTTAAGTGGTTCATTTGGTTCAGAAGAATACAAAGAATATTCAGAATTATCAAGTAAAGAAATACAACAAGAAATTTGGGGTAGAGTTTTAACAAGCATGCCTTATATTTTAAAAACCAAAGGAACAAAAGAGTCAATTGAAGCTCTTGTTAATGCTTATGGTATTCCACCAACAATTTTAAAGGTTAGAGAATATGGTGGAGCAGATAATAAAGATTATCAACCAACATTTGAAATACAAAGAAGATTTACAAAAGCACTTGACTTTAAAAATAGTCAATATATTCAAACACAATGGAAAGAAACATCAGGTAGTTTAAGAGAACCAGACACTATTGAGTTTAGATTTAGAGCGGCGTCAAGTAGTAATCAAGTATTGTTAGCTAAAAATATTGGAAATGAACAAGGGTTTGCTGTAAGATTGTTAGAACAAGGTTCAACCACAGACAATAAAGGTAAAGTAGAATTTTTATTATCAAGTTCTTTTGGGACTGAAAGTGTAACTTCATCTTTGTTCCCAGTTTACAATAAAGAATTTTGGTCGGTAGGTATTACAAGAGAATCAAGTAGTGGATACAATACACTATCACCAGCACATAGAACCGGTTCTTACAATGTGTCTCAAAGTTTTAAGTATAATTTATTTGTAAAACAATATGAGTCTGGTAGAAGTAGAATATTGTATGATTCCTCAACATCAATGATACTAAGTGGTTCAACCACAGGAACAGGACTAACTTCATCACTACATAACGGACAATGGACTGCAAGTGGAGATATTTTCTTTGGTTCAACAGGTTCATTTGGTGACTTAGGTGTAGAATTTACAGGTTCTTTACAAGAAATAAGATACTATAATTCACCACTAACTGAATCAGCATTTAACAATCACACAGCCGCTCCAAAAGCAATAAATGGTAATCACGCTTCAGCATCATTTACAGATTTAGCATTTAGATTAAGGTTAGACGATAATAAAAATTTATCAACATCATCAGACTTAATGAATATAGCACCAGACCAATCTTTATTCGCACAAACAAGTAGTGCTTATCAAAGTGGTAGTGCTGTAGGATTTAGTGCAAATACATTTAGTAATGTAGAACAAGAAGAAAAAACTTTATTGCCAAATATTGGTATTGGTAGAAAAACAAATACAAAAGTTAGAATTGAACAAAATTATATACCAACTAGTTCAGTAGATGGATTAAAGAGATTAAGTTTTGATGAAAGAGTTGAGATTGGTTCATACGATACGATGCCAATTGACTCAAATAGACTTGGTGTTTTCTTCTCACCAACTGATGTAATTAATCAAGACATTATTGAATCTATAGCAGATTTAGATATAGAAAAAGAAATCGGAGACCCAAGAGATGAAAAAGAATTCTTTTATAGAGGACTTAGAAAATTAGCAGAATCTTATTTCCAAAAATACAAAGGAACAAATAACTTTTGGGATTATATGAGATTGATAAAATACTATGACCAATCAATATTTGAACAAATTAAAAAAGTAACACCAGCTAGAGCCAAAACAACTTATGGTGTTGTTATTGAACCAACAATTTTAGAAAGGTCAAAGAATATAATTTTAAGAGATGAGTCATTTGAAAACTTACAAAAAGAGGGTGAAATAAATGTTGGATTATTAGAAGCAACACAATCAGCAAATAGACCTGTAGCTTCAATAACATCATCAAGACTTGATTACTTTGGAACAATATCAGAAAGTTTTTCACACGAACCATCAGTCTATTTAATAAAAAGTGCATCAATATCATCTTCTGGTGGTAATTTATATGAAGACAGAAGATATTTAGAAGCAAATGTAGAATTTGGTAGAAGATTATTTATATCATCAAGTAGAGTAACTTACACACCACAACTTTCAAGTAGTAGAGTTTATTCACCAGATGTATTCTTTACTGAAGCAGTTTCAACATTTATATCAAGTTCAAGAGAACACCCTATATTAGAAGAAAGAGAAATATTTTATATGACTGGTTCATCAAGTAGTTCAATAGAAAGTGGCCCAATATCAAACTTAGGAAGTTTAAATGATACGATTTATGCACCATATTCAAGTTCAAACATTATAGCATATTCATCATCACTTAAAGCCGCAAGAGTTCAACTACCAACTGACTACATAAGTGGTCTTGAAAGAGCTTTTATAGGAACTAAAAATACAAGTAAAACAACTCTTGACGGAGAACCACCATTTATTATTAAACAATCACCAACAACAGCTATAGTTTCTACACAAAAAACACAAGATACAGGTGCTGGAACCGGTGGTAAAAGACTAGAAGTCAGAAAAGTAAGTGGATAAAAATTAATTTAATTAAAAATTTGACTTTCATATATTTATAATTGACACCGAAAAGTTTCAAAAATGAAAATCAAAAAAACAATACATAGGAGTATTTAAATGGGAGTTTTAGATAACACATCCGTAACAGTAGATGCTATTTTAACAAAAAAAGGTCGTGAAAAATTAGCAAAAGGTGAAGGACAATTTAGAATAACAAAATTTGCATTAGGAGATGATGAAATAGATTATAATCTATATGATATCACACACCCAAATGGTTCTAATTTTTATGGACAAGCAATAGAAAATATGAATTTATTAGAGGCAGTTCCAGACCAAAATTTGTCATTAAGATTTAAACTAGGTGATATAATTACAGGTCCTGGTGGAAGTGAGTCAACAGCAACATTATTGGTTGCACCAACTCAAATAACACTTAGAAGTAATCAAAGGTCAATAACATTTACACCTACATTAAATGGGTATAATGGAACACCAAGTTTTAGTTTTTCATTGAATGGTCAAAGAGTTGGACAATTTTTAAGACAAACATCTTTTGACCCAGCAACCGGAGCTCTTGGAATTGAAGCTTACAACTTCCCAGCTACTACACAAGAGTTTTCAGTAACTATTAATGAAACTAGTGGAACTGGTAAAGATGTTCAAGCTATAATAAGAGTATTACCAAGTGGTGATTCTGGACCAGATAGATAAGGAGATATAAATGTCATTTGAAATATTAGATTTAGAAAACGATATAATAACAGAAGAAGAAGTTAGTCTTACTTCTGGTATATGGTCTGAAGGAGCAGGAACTTTAACAAGTTTCTTCACATCATCAGTTCAATCAAGTTCCAACGGACAATACTTTTTACAAGTATTTAACAAAGTCCCTTCCGATACTACATCTGCAAAACAATTCTCAATTCTTTACGGACACAAAGGTGGTAGTGGTTCGTTAGGTAAACCTGGTGTAACAGGAAATAGAGAAACAGCAACCGTGTATGGTCAGTTCTTAAATTTAACCCAACCACCAGAAACAGAAGAATTTACTTTTGGACAAGGAACATCAGGAGTTTCTCAACAAATTTATGTTATATCATTTGATAGAGCTCGTTCAAGAGAAAAAGTTGACCCTGGTAATTGGGAATTACAACTAGCTGGTGGACAAGTTAATGCTTCTAATAAGAAAACAATTAAACTTATTGATGATAGTTCAACAAGTGTAACCACAGTAAATGATGCTGGAATAACAGAATACAATGTTGTTTCCGGTTCTATTCAAGGTGGTTCAACAATTATTCAAAAAGCGGCAGCTTCTGAAGGAACTGATAGTGGTTCTTATGGTAAATTCTATCCAGATTTAGGTGTTATTATTTTAAACGCTACAAGACTACAAGTTAGTGATTTAGGAGACCCAACAGACGCTATTGGTGGTGCAGGGCCAGGAAGGTCAGCACTATTTGAATTAGGTAGAACAGCTACAGACTATACAGCTTCAAACACATTGTTTAGTCCAGCTTCACATAGTTTACATAGAATGTATCACGCTATATCATCAGGTTCTTTATTCCAAGCTCGTAGAGAAGAATTAGTATCTTCAACACATTATTTTTGTAGAGTAAAAAATAGTAGATTTAACAAAAGTAATAATCCAACTTGGTCAAGTGGTTCATCAACATTACCATTAGAAATATTTAGAGATGGTAAAGAAAAAACTTACATCACAACCGTAGGTCTTTATGATGATTCAGATGATTTACTAGCTGTAGCAAAACTAAGTCAACCAATATTGAAATCAAGAAGTAGAGAAGCACTTATTAAAGTTAAACTAGACTTCTAATAGGATATATCAACAATGGGTATTTACAAAACATTAAACCCGGAAGATGT